ATTTGCTTGACCTAGTTTAAGTGTGAGCATACGGAAAGCACCTTTGACCAGTTGAGATTTGGTCATATCACGAACTTGTTTATCGTTCAGTGCGTCAGTAATCTCTTTCTCCGTAGAAAGCATTCCCAAAGAGTCTAGTACAAACATACAAGGTTTGCGTTCTTCTACTGGTTTCTTAAGATACATATCTACAGCTTTGAGCGCCTTTCCACGAAACTCTTCAATAGTAACAACATTGACAACCACAAGACGAGAAGTATCAATTCCACGGGATTCTACAAGTGATTTGGTGATAGCTGCCTCAGTATCAAAATAGAGACAATACCCATCGGGATTGGAATCAAGAAAATTCTTAACCACGGCGAGGCTGAAGAAAGTCTTTCCAGTAGAAGACTCTCCAGCAATAGCAGTAATCTTATTCCCAGAAACACCCCCAAATATACTACCTGAAACCAGTGCGTTAAAAATATAACTACCGGTATCAACGTAAGTTTCTGTTTCATCTATATCTGCGGCAAGTTTGGTGTATTCTCCACCAATCTCTTTTACAATATCTGATAAGAAATCCATCATTCAAAAAATGAGCTAAGGTTGATAGTTTTTTCCACTTTCCATCCGATAGAATCAAGAATAGATTTCATAGGTTCTAGAAATGATTTCTCGAATTGTAGGTCATAATCAATGTATTTGTCAATTCCAAGTTCTCTTGGAAAATCTTGAATGTATGAGATTACATTCTCGTGAAATGGATTTGGTTTTTTGAGATAACAAAATTTAACCTTTTCTCCATTCTGAATAAGTGAATATTTATTCGTTAGGTTCCTTTCCTTAATGTAGTGATTATACAGAAGAGCTCCTCTAACGTGAATGGGAGTTCCTTTGATGTAAATTTCTGACGAAGATTTGTACTTTTGAATATCAGATGCTGACCGTGGGAAGGAGATATCCTCCGGAGAGAGTTTGTTAAACTCCTTTCTACACTTATCAATGTAATCAATCACATCATCTTCAGTACCAGACATCATCAGTTTGAGACCATCCTTGAGCATCTTGCGACAAGGTGCTGGAGTAGATGATTTGACAGCTTCAATTCCCATCATCTTCAGTTTGGGTTCCTCATAACGAACACCTTCACTATCCCAGACATTGAGGATGTATCTTTTCTTTGCTGTCCAGATGCCACGATCTGCGATGTTCTCACGTTTCATCTGCATCTTCTGGTCATATGCATTCACATAGTCCGCCAGTTCTTGGTAGCAACTCTCAATATACTTTTCAAGTTCCAACTTACAGATCTTATCAAGGAAAGAAACAACGATTTCATTAGTTTTCTCTCTTCCTTTGAATACACGGTCAACCAAAGGACCCATATTAAGATAGATAGAATCAGTATCAGACGCAATAACATAATCAATATTCTCCGTTTTCAGAACCTTATTCAAATACAGATTCATTTTGTTCTCAATCCAACGGATAGAAACCTGACCGGAAAGAGTAATGGCTTCGGCATTGTCCAGTTTATAGTATCTAAAATACTGATTGCCGACACTTCCGTAGGCTGAGTTCAGTTGGATCTTTCTAGCCATCTGAAAGTTATTATACTTGGAGATGTCCTTTTGTGTTTGATCTCTTAGTTTCAGAAGTTGAGAATCCGTAAGTTTGCTGTAGTCAGTATCTGAAACTACAATTTCATCTTCCTTGTCCTGTTTGTTCCCACCGATTAAATACCCAATAACTTCCTCCAGCCCAAAGGCATCTTTGTACGATTATACCACTTTTTACTTATTATATCCAGGTCGGTTGTTGTTCTGTGTAAAATAATCCGCCCATATGACATTTTCAGGACAATAATCACCATTACTATCCAATCTCTCAAGAGTCATACCCTCTGGAGGATCACCCATATCTTCATAGAAGTTTATAAAGGTTCTCCATCTATCACAAACCTTTATACCTTTTGCCCCATACTTATGATAACCAACACTATTAGGGTTATGACATCGCATTACCATAGAGTTCCACCTACCATAAAGTTTTGTTTTGGTTCCTTGATGATTTCTTTCTTTTCTGGCACAACCGCAAGATATAGTTGTACCATTTTTCAACTTCTCTTTCCTTACACATTTTTCATTTCCACAAGAGCACTTACACAACCAATATGTGCGTTTTCCTTTGATTTCAACAGAGAGAGCAGTAAGCCTGCCAAAGGTTTGTCCTGCCAAATCTTCTAACATAACACCCCCAATAAAGTATTATTTATGTTATATCATATTTTATTGAGAGAGGCCACTACTTCAATCCTCGTTTCTTCATTTCAGCTTCAATATCCACAAGTTTTTGTTTTGATTTGAGCATCTTGTTTTTGAACATCTTTCGGTCCTTATACATCTTCTCCATCAACCTAGGAAGAAATCCAAGAATATCTTTTCTATACATTGCACCATTAGCACATACAGAATAGTCCTTATACATCTCAAAATCCACTTCTTTTTTTAGAATTTTATCCACCGTAACTGTTGGATGTTTTTCTTCCAAAAGAGTTTCAGGACTTACATTGTACATCATAATTAAATGTGGATATAGGGAGTTCAAGTCAAAACTTACCACATAATCATAAACTCCAGGAACAGGTTCTTTTACATAGGCTCCAGCATACTTTTCGTCCTTTTGATTTGTATTTCTTGGTGGAATTACAATGCCTCGTTTCTTTAGATCGGTGTAGATGATATTGTCCCACATACGAACCTGATAGAAGACATCATTATAGTTTACTTTGGCGTCGTATGCCATAGTAATAGCCAACTCAATCAGTTTCATCTTCTCTTCAAGACGATCCACAAGTTCCACGTCAATAATGTTATACTCAACAAACTTTTGCCAGTTCTTAGTATAAAATTCTTTGAAGGTATCAAACTCAGAGTGATCCAGTTTTTGTTGACCGAGTTCTACTGAAGCAATGTAATCTAGTCGGTAAGATTCTTGATTTGTATAGGTGAACTTCTTGTAGAGATCCAAATAGTCTAGTTGAGTAACTCCACCAAGTTCATACTGAATCTGTTTCCTACCAGAAACAAAGACCTCTTTCTCAGTTGCAAGACCCCAGGGGGATAGGTCTTTCATTCCCCGATCACCAAGAACCCGATTTAGACGACGACAGATATACGGGATGTCATAAAGTTGAATGTTCCATCCAGTAATAACTTCTGGAGTATTGTCTTTCCAATAGTCAATAAACTTTTGAAGGAGTGTATGCTCAGATCCACATTCAACGTATTTTACGTTACTTTGTTTGTTATTGAACGGATGAATTCCCCAGGTGATGATTTGCTTTGTTGCATAATCCTGAATTGCGATTGTAAGAATCTCCTCTGAAGCTGATTGAACATCCGGGAATCCATTCTCAGAAGCAACCTCAATGTCAATTGTAACCAGTTTGACTTTGGTAATATCAAACTTGATTTCATCCTCGGGATATTTGTCTGAGATGTATTGAAAGACGTATCTATCATTTCCGTAGATTTTGAATCCATCTACGTTCTCATACTTCTTATAAAATTCTCGGCAGTCACGAACAGAACCAGGGGAGATTTTTTCTACATAATCACCCTCCAGAGTTTTGTATTGAGTTTGTTTTTTAGAAGGAACGAAGAGAGTAGGAAAATACTCCTCCTTATACATTACATGCTTACCATTTTCATAACCACGAAAAAGAATCTGATTTCCAATCAGAGCCACATTGGTATAAAATTTCATTTAATCAAATTTTGATACTTTTCAAGAAGTGTTGGTTTTGGGTCTACAATTGTGAGAATCTTATCCGAATGAATCATAAATGTATTTTGAGATGAAACATTTACCAACCAAGGAGATAGAGTTTCATCCGATGGATTTAAAAGAAATGGTTCAATAAGCTTACAATCAGGTTCTCCAAGTTCTGTAGATACTTCCTCAATCTGAGAGAGTAACATCTGATTGTTCATCAACACTAGAATTTTCGTCATTGTTAAATTGATTTTCGTACATTTTTTTGAGACCTGGAATTGGATCTACTGCAGCAACAAAGTAATCAACAGGAATGGCTACAGAAGAATCTACAGAAAAATTTGGCCACCTATGAAGTGAGATGGACATCTGTTCTTTGGACTCCCCCAAATCATCAGTAATCCTGTATTTACCGTTAGATACAATAGTACAAGGATTGTCCAAAATATAGGCAATCAACTCATCTCCATTATACCCCTCCTTAATATCAGATATAACGTTCTCACCAGATTTTAGGATAGCAATCTTAACAGTCATAATGGTCCATATTCCTCAAGAGTATTCTACCATAAAAAACGGAGGAGTCAAATTTCTCCTCGTTTTTTTGCTTCTCTCAATTTTGCCTTCTCACTCATTTTTCTTTTCGTCTCCTCACTCATTTGTTTTTTTGCGTCACTCATTCTTCTTTTTGTCTCTTCACTTAATTTTTTACCCATATGAGATTTACTCATTTTATTTTTTGTATCCTCTGTTAATTTTCTTCCGGTCCACAATTTTGATAATTTTTGTTTTACTTCTTCTTTACAAGGGCGACTTTTTAAAGATTCTCCAATTTTTTTCTTTGTTTCTTCACTGTGTCTTCTCAATCTCATCCTAGATTTAGTTTCTTCCGAGTGCTGTATAAATCCAGAGGGTTGACATCCACCCCTATGTATATTTTCCAATATACCAGTTCCTTGACTTTTTCTACCAAGAATTTCTATTAAATAAATTTCGTGCTTAAATGCATCTTCCTCCGTAAGATTGTTCTTCAAAATTACTATTCTTTCATTTGGTGGCACCAAAACAGAGTGATTTTTATCCCAAGCTCTTTTACCTTTTCCTTTACCAATATAATAAGGAATATTATTTTCATCAAAATAAGCATATGTATAGTACTCCATTTAATCACACCTATTCTTTATTGGTATTTATAAAAAAATGAGGAGTCAGCCTGGATTTTGCCAGGTGCTCCTCGCGCCGACGATACTTACTATATAGACAAACTTTTTATTATAGATAATCTTTACGGGAATGATGTTCCGGAACAATCTTCCTTAGTTCGATTCGTAGGAGTCCGTCTTCAAAGGTAACATTGGATACCTCTGTGTCGTCGGATAGAGTCCATGCTCGTTTAAAACTTCTTTGAGCCAGACCCTTGTGGATAAACGTCCTGTCCGAATCGGCATCTGCCTTTTGCCCTTCGACATAAAGTTTTCCATACTCTGTGTACGCATGAACTTCCTCCCTTTTAAATCCAGCAAGAGCAACCTCTAGATGAGATTCTACATTACTTATTTGAACAAGATTGTACGGAGGATAATTTGTTGAAGTTTCGTAACTGAAGATTCGATCAAGATAAGTATCCATTCCAATGCTATTTCGTGTGATCTTGTCAAAGAATGCAGGAAGATCCGATGCATTATAACGTGCAAGATTAGTCATTATAGTAGCTCCTTTTTAAAGCGAGTTTGTGTTTTGTGAACCCTTACGGCGTTCATAGGTATATAGTAACATAAGTCATAAAAAAGAGGGTCGGTAAAACCGAACCTCTTTTAGGGTGTTCCGACTTTGTAGAGTGCCGCACGAATGGCACGAAGTTATTTATACATCTTCCGGTGGTTTTACTTTCTTTCCAATGTTATACTTCTGTTCCAGAATCCAATCGTTCTTATCCTTGTAGGCAAGGACTTTGATTTGATTTAGAGGAGCAATGTCAAGGATTGATTCCTCATTCACCACTGTAATCAAACCCCAGTCACAAAGAAGACGAGTAATACGATTCCTACGTTGAACATCATTCACTGTAAGATTTGCGTGTTTGCCGTCTAAAGCAAACAGTTCTTTGAAGTGAACAACGTAGTATCTACCTTGCTTATGAAGAATGTGGCAAGATTGATAGAGTTTTTTCTCCTTTCTAGAAGCAACTCCAATTCGAGTCAAAGTTTCACGAACTTTCAAAAAGTCATCAGGTTCATTGAGAACAACTTCCACCATCATACTTGGTGACCAGTTTACCTGTGGTTCAATTGTTTGAGTAGTCATTTCGTTCCGCCAGTATCAAGTCGTTGTTTAATAAAATTTAATTGTTCCTTGGTTAGGATTTTCAAAGCTTGAGATGCCTTCTCATTACTATAACCATAGTATTGTTTGACACATTCCAAATCTTTGACTTTATCTTTACGGAGCCAGGGAGAAAATCTCTTCCGTTTCCGAATACTATTTAGATAGAAAGAATACTGCATATCTTTGGTGAGATGTGCATTCATATTCATCTCATTGGCATAAAGAATACAATCAATATGACCAGACAAACAACGATTGATAATAAAGGGGGGATAGGAACTAGTGTCCCCTGACAAATCCTCCTTTGTGAAGTTAATGGAGTTCAACCAATCTTTCAGTTCCATATCACAAAACAAGTTTCTTTTCATCAGGAGTAATCAACTTACTCCCATAAACTTCATTATACTTTTTCTTGATTCCAGGATCAACTTCTGCCACATAAACAAGATGATTCTTGGAGATGATAAGATCTGGAATTTCCCTATCAACCACAGTTGCCCAAGGTGCAAATCCAACAGTTCCATTAGCACCAGGAAGAACAACCAATCCATTCCTTACAGTGACGAAATTATCATCTTCAGAAACGACTTCTGCGACAACTTCTTCACCGGTCACAACACGAAACAGTTTTACGTTAATCATTTTTCAAATTACTTAAAGGAACATTCACACATAATTTCAGTCAGTGCCGCCAGGAGATTTATTTCTTGGTCAGCTACAAACGCGATCTGGTACTGATACTTAGCAATAATGAGCACAGCAGCAGGAATACTAGAGTTTTCAAGGGATGTAAGAAGAGCATCGTAAGTACGACGGAGTAATACACTAGAGTCGTTATCAAGATTATTGACGACCCATTTGCGAACTTCTGAGAAATTCTTTTCTTTAAGGTTTTTAACGAGATCATTTATAGAGACATCAGAGAACGATGCAAGAATACCAGAATCAATTTTACCTCCAGTAGAATACCTCTGAATCTCATTCAAGACACGTCGGAAATCTGGAAAATGTTTTGTTACCAGCTCAGCAACGACTTTTTGATCATACTCAATCCCCTCTGTATCCAGGATTGATTGAAGTCGTTGAAAGAAACTTCCCGCAAGTTGAACTCTTTGCTTCCCCTTGACGGTGAAGTCGATAACTGCACATCGAGAGTGAAGGGGTTCAATGATTTTGTTCTTGTAGTTACAGGTGAAGATGAATCGACAGTTGCTATAAAATGCCTCAATATTTGCCCGTAGTAAGAGTTGTACGTCGTTGCCTGTGTTATCAGCTTCGTCGATGATGATGACTTTGTGTTTAGAAGATCCCGTAAGTGAGACGGTCGAAGCAAAGTTCTTTGCTTGGTTTCTGACAGTATCCAAGAAACGTCCTTCATCGGATCCATTGATGACATAATAATCTGCTCCTAGTTCATTACACAGTGCTTTTGCAATAGTTGTCTTGCCGATACCGGGAGGGCCAGCAAGAAGAAGATTAGGAATCTCACCCTTCTTCACAAACTCTTTAAAAGTTTTTTTAGTTTCATCAGGAAGAATACAGTCATCAATAACTTGTGGCCTGTATTTTTCGGTAAGGAGAAATTCACTTGACATAATCAAATCCAATCAGGTTTGCGAGAGGGAATCCGAAGGTAGTTGTCTTTTACCCAAGGCTTAGATGCAATGTACATCTTATAAGCATCAAAGGTTGAGATGCTGGTATCAAGCTTGTACTCGTCAGGCATGGCCCGCACAAAGTCCGTAGGACCCCTCCCAGACCGTCCCAGAGGGTCGGCAGAGGGGAAAAGGTCCCGAGCTACCAGGAGGGTCTGGAGACAACTGTGGGTCTTCCCGTAGCGGGCTGTGTACTCATCGCACAAAGCGATCCCATGTTGAATGAGCCACTGCCAGTTATTGACGAATGCAGATGCCCACTTGGTACATGGATGATTTCGGAATGCACCTTTGTCCGTATTATAAGGAGTTCCGTCTGCTTTGGGAAGAATACCAAAACCATGACCCCACTTGTCTGATGCAACAATGGAAAGCATCTGGCAGGTTTCAAGAGGCATCTTTACAATGTGCTTGTCGGGAAGAACTTGGGCGGACTTCCAAGGACTTTCGTGAGTGACAAAAATGTTCATTTCAAAAATCGCATCATGTAATCTACACCCCAATCTAAGGTATGGGGTGGAATGTCGTCAATGTTTTGGGAGAGGACTTCTTTTGCCTTAACAATCCGATCCTCACCTAAGGATTTGACGCAGGCGTCAGAGACAACCATAAACTCATCAAGGTCTTTTTCGTTCCCATTCTTAAATCCACTGATGTAGAGTTCCCGAACCTCTCTCATAATCTGTTCGGTCTCTGGTTCAAATGTGATGGTCTCATTCCTCAGAGGAATTCTCATGTTTTTCATACATGACATGCTGAACTTCATTGCCTTTCTGGTTTCTTCAACGGGTAAGGCATAGTTCCTGTTGTCCCTAAAGGCGTATTGAATAACTCCATTAGAACATTCCATCACACGAAGAATGGCGATCTTATCCTTTTCTTGTTCGGACAGAGTATCAAAAATGTGTTTCCAATCTTTCATAACGACAGTTCAATAATTTTGGATGCATCTAGGACTGAGAAAAAAGCTTGGAGAACTACAACGTCCCAGGTTTTAATCTTTATGGCAAAAGGCATCATTGCCAAATTACCACCAAATCGAATAATACACCCAAGACGAACATCCACATACAGTAATACAAAATACCCTAAAATAAGTAATACACTGCCTCCAATCCTAAGAATAGATGAGTTCATGTTCAAAAGCAGAATTTTTTCACATAATGTTGGACTCTTTCTGGTTTGTCTTCAAAGTAAAAAGCTTCATGTTCCCGATAATAGGAGTTATCTGTTTTTTTACTGATGGATAAAGATTTTTTGATGTCTGACAGTTTGTTTGGGGGAAGAGGCATAGATTTTAAATCAACACCTAATGGATTGCCCCCATTACATTCCTGTGCCACATGAACAGCTTCATGCAGAACAGTTTCATTGATGTAAACGTGAGGATCAAATCCACTGTCCAAAATGTTTTTTGTACAGATGACTAGGACATCCGGATTGTGATCAACGTATCCAAAATACGAAGGGCTTTTACAAAATCCAACATTTTCCTTAACATCAAATTTTGTAGCCATCACATCATAAACAACCTGTTTTGATTGAAGAGCCAGATAGAGAAGGAATTCCATTATTCAAATGTAGAATCAGGTTCAAGAGCGATGTGATAGGTTACGTCAAAGGATTTATTCTTAAACCGTGAAAGAAGTTTTCGAGAGATCACGACCTCATAGGAACCAGGAAGAATCTTGATGTTTTCTACCTTGAAGTTAAGAGAGAATATTTCATCGGTCTCACCCACAATCATAGAGAAATCATTGGAAGTATCATTCTTCTTATCACGGACAACCAATTTCACCACACCTGCTTCGCCAACCACAGACAGGTCAGGAAGTTGATACACAGCAGCAGCCTTAAGCAGTTTATCAAGTTCTTTGGTATCAAGAAGGAAACAAACATCTTCACTCGGAAGAACAATGTCCTTTTCGGGAGGAGTGACGATTACATTAGGATCTGCGAAGAAATACTTGGAACGAGACTTTCCTTCCTTAATGACGACATAACCATCGTTTTGGAAATCAAGTTCAGCATTCTGATGAAGATTGAGTCCATTCAGAAACTGGTTCAAATCATAGATACCAAAGTCTTTAGGAAGATCTTCTTCAATTGTTGCTTCTGCAAGAATGTTTTTCATCACAGAAATTGTACGCAGTTTGTTTCCCTCCCGAAACAGAATGGACTGGTTAATAGAAGAAAAGTTCTTCAGAAGAGTCAGAGTTTTGTCGGAAAATTTCATAATCAATAAGGAAAGTCAGAGACAGAGTTCTTGTGGAGACCAGAGAAATGGTAGAGAAGGACACAATAGTGAATTGCCTTCAGAATGTCCTGTTTGGACTTACCGTTCTTCTTACCAAAACGAGAGAGATACTTGATAGCGTTTGAACGACAAAATGCTTCAGAGTCACCAATACTCTCAATGAGATCAAGTGTTTGTGTTTTTGATTCTCTAGAAGTGTAGTGGGAATGATAAGTGCTGGAAAGGTATTCTTGAACTTCTTTTAGAGTTAGATCCTCTCCATACTTCCAGAATCCATTAGTAGTTTCTTTCAACACACTTTCAGGAACAACATTCCCCCCAGGGTCGGTATTAAAGGAAATTACGTCATTCCCGTAACCGTATTCTCCAAGATAATCATTGTAATTCATAAGTTCACTGTAGAGTTCAGAGTCGTATTCAGTCATAGTTTATTTTATCAGAATGTAGGGTTCGAGTCAACTGGATTACCACCTTCCACAACCAGTTGAGGTTCGGTAGAAGGCATCACAAAGTCAGCATCAATCTTATCATAAAGTTCCAGGAATGATTGCTTGGTTTCATCATCAAAACGGTTCACACAAACTTGGATTGCCTTTGCTTTGTCTTGGAAGATACTATAAGCACGAACAATGTGAACTAGACGACGAGTGCTGATGATTTCCTCGATACCTCCATCATAGAACGTCTTACGAATAATGTCCGACCAATCAACCAGCCGTTTGCAGAAGTCACGATCTTCAACACCAAGGTCCAGAGCAACACCTTCCAGGATCTTCTGCTCAGTTGTAGGAGAAGGATAAGACTGCTCAAAGGTCACAGGGAAACGCTCAAGGAATGCCTCATTGAGAACATTAGTTCCGATGAAACGTCCATCATCACTACCCTTACCCTTGGTGTTTGCGGTAGCAATCACGTTGAAACCAGAAGCGGGTTTCACCCAGCGACCAATCTTTTTCAGGAAAACACCTTTACCCTCAAGAATAGATTGAAGACACAGAATTTTGTTGGAAGCCAGGTCGATTTCGTCAAGAAGCAGGATTGCTCCTCGTTCCAGTGCTTCAATAACGGGACCGTTGTGCCAAGCGGTTTCACCACTCACAAGTCGGAAACCACCAATCAGGTCATCTTCATCAGTTTCAATTGTAATGTTTACACGAATGAGTTCACGCTTAAGTTGAGCACACGCTTGCTCCACACTGAGCGTTTTACCGTTACCCGAAAGACCCGTAATGAACGTAGGATAAAAAAGACGGGACTGAATAATTTTTTTAACATCAGTAAAATTACCAAACTTGACGAAGGTATCATCTTTCTCGGGAATAAGATTTTGTTCTACAGAAGGAACCACAGCAGGTGCCTGATAGGTTCGTTCAATTTCTTGAACCTTTTCTTTGGTCACTTCAAGGTTCCATTTACCACGACCGGTTTTGTATTGATCAATTTTTTTAGTGACAGTTTGATAGTTGATGTCGTTCATAGCGCACCAAGCACGGATGTCACCGGAAGTCACTTCAGTTCCGTAGAGAGTCTGGAGTGAGGTGAGAATGTAGTCGGTAGAGATGCTCATAATGTAGTGGGGGGGTTCCGTTCCAACCCATTCATCATACACGGAAAAGGGGCCGCCAGGGGCCCCAGTGGACGGTTTCGTAACAGACCTTCACACAACAGTCAATTCACAAATTTATAAGAGTATCCAGGATAAAATTGTTTTACATTATGGGGAACTCCGTATCTACCAAGTTGTCCATTGTCATTCCAATAAATGTTTACAATTTTATTTTCTTCATCAACATAGTGATTATAAGGAAAATCACCCTTCGCTGCTGTAGTGGAATGATCTATTTTGTTTGACATTTTTTTCTGTTTGATTTTCGTTTGGTTTCTTTTTAGATCTTACTTTACCTGCAGTTGTTTGTCCAATAGATGGGTCTGGATTATTACCGTGTTTTGCCTTTCCAATACTAAAGGACTTTTCTCCACTTCCATCTGTTGATACTAACTTGGCCTCTTTACCTGCCCTTTGTGTGATGACACTGTGCTGAGGTTCTCCAGAAGGCCCTTTCTTTTTGCCCAAGTTTCTCATTTTCCTTTCAAATCCCCTCTTAGAATTTTTGTTGGGATTTCTTGATACTTGATAGGAAACCTCGGTACTTGTGCCCTTACCTTCACCCTCATCATAAGAACCTACATTTTTACTAAATCCGTGACCAGATCTTCTCAAAGTTTTTTCTGTAGATTTTCTTTCCTGACGATTTTGTTTTTCACTTTGAGATCCACGATCTCTTGATAACATTGCTGTATCTCTTTCTTTAGTGTTTCTAATTTGTTTATTGATAGTAGCCTCTTCAATTGAAGAGCATTCCACCATAAATTCTTTGAATGTTTTCATACCACTAGGGAGATAAATTCGCCAAGTACCTTCTTATTTAGTTTTTTGGTCTTCAGTGACTTTGTGAAAGCAGATTTGATTTGAGATTTAGTGGCACACTCAGCAACTTCAAACTCAGCATCTTGAGAAAGTGTGGTTGCAGACATTCCAAAATAAACGTCATAACCAGAGTTTGTAATGGTGAAGCTCTTCATCTTTCTCCAATCGTTCTGAATTTTATCGTACTGTTTGTCACCAATAGAATGATAAAGATGAATGAAACGATTTGCATTTCGACCTTCAAGAACACGAATACCAATAAAGTTTGTTAGGGGGAACTTATCTTTCAGGTTCTTGAGAAGAACATCGGTAAAGTTAGAATAACCATAACCAAACTGATAGGTTGTTCCAAGTTTACGGTCCCGAAGAAATGTAGTCCTGGGTTCAATGTATCCATGCCCAATGAAGGATTCTTTCATCCCTGGGCGATTAACTTCTTTATGACGAATAAGTTGATTTGCTTCACCATCAGTTAGAACAATACATTGAACCTTCTGAAGTTTGTTTTCCTTTTGAAATTTAGGAAGAATCTGATGAAGAGAAATCAGTGCCTCGTTCAAAGGAGTTCCCGAAAGAGCAAGTCGGGGAGGATAAGTGTATCCGACAGAATAAGTCGAAGTAAAACAACTAGCAAGACGCCAGATGTTTACCATTTGATTCTCCAGTTCTTTACCAGAGACTTTACTGGTAAGAAGGTTCATCATAGAGAATGTCTCATCCACAACTAGGAGACCCTCTTTCTTTTGATAGTGAGGAACTCGGTCTGCTGCAAGATACTTTCCAGTTTCATAATCATACTCACCACGACGCCATTCATTGGTGAATGCATACACTTCAAAGGGAATAGATACTTTCTTACAGAACCAAACAAGATTGAAGAGTTGCTTACATGTATCAAGCATCACGTTTTGCATAGAACCACTCCAGTCCAACACAAACACTAGACCGTGATTTTTACCATCAGGAATTACAGAAACCTTCTTGAACAGGTCTTCATTGTATTTGTAAGTATGAAGTTTGGTGCAATCAAGAATGCCAGTGCGTGCAGTTGAAGTACGAGCGTACTGATCTGCCGACTTACGACACTCAAACTCTTTGACCAGATAGTTTACTTCTTTCTGGGCAGATGTTTTGAACTTTTTAAATTCAAGGTCCACCTTTTTATACAAATCTGTAGGAGAGTAGTTGTGTTCTTGAGCGTGGTTATTGTGAAGTTTTTGTTGCTGGTTGAAAGAGTTACTAATCTCTTGGTGAACTTCAGTGTTCTTACCGATCACAGTTTTAAGATTGAGTTGAGGAATCTCCACATAAACATTCTCGTAAGTATCGTTACTAACAAGATTGCGAAGTTTGTCTTCCAGAGAATCTGCCGTGCGAACTTCAGGTTCTTCTTTATCTTCAGTAGAACTTACAGGAGTCTGATCACCTTGAGCAGTTCCACTTTGAGATTGATCAGAATCAGATTGCTGTTCCTGAGAGTTATTATTCTCTCCATCTTGCTCGGAAGAGGAGTCATCAGTCTCTACAGGTTTCCCATTAGAAGACTGAGAGGTTCCTTGAGTTTCGTGTGAATCAAAGTCAGAAACCTTTTGCTGTTTCTCCTGCTCACTCTTACAATACTTATAGAGTTCTTCTGAAGCAATCAGAACATCAGCAAAGGTTTCACAAGCACCAATCAGATTGACGATTTCTTGTTCTTCCGAATTGAAGTCAAGAGTGATGAAGTTACCAATCTTGAAGTAAAGATTGACACGATCAGCCAGATTGAAGGTAGAAACATCCTCACCACCAATCTGAAAGAAATCATCTTCATTCAGTTCTTTGTATCCAGTGAAGAAAGTTTTAGCAAGTCCAGCGTACTTACGCTTCATCAGTTTCTCAATGCGAGCATCCTCAACCACATTCACAAACTGATGAGGAATCTTGTATTCTTCAGTCCAATCTACATCAGGTGAAAAAAGTGCATGACCAACTTCATGACCTACCAGAAGGTCATAGACGGTATTGCTTGCCTTCTCCCACATTGGAAGTGTGAGAACCCGAGTATGAACATTGAAGCAGGCTGTGGAGACTTTCTTATGTTCAACTACAAGGTCTTCAGTAGCCAACAGTTTGGCCAGTTGGGATTTGATTTCGTGAGAGACTGCCATCGGGTTCCTGTCTTATGAATCCATCATACAGGAAGACCCCCCCCGAAGGAGAGGTCTTGTAACACTTCTTGATGTGTCCTCAACCAATAATACTATCTCTCCACTCTTCACTCATATTTACCATAATGACTTCTGCTGCTTCTGGTGTTTCAGCATATCCTTCATCAAGTAAGTGTGAAAGGATGATGTCGTAAATATCTACTTTCTCTCCAAGTTCTCCAAGTGCCTTTGCCTTACGAACTTTATTGGGTCTCAATCTACCACCTCGTCCAGTTTCACCTCCAGCAGCATCACGAGCAGCATCTCTTTCTGGTGATTTTTCTGGAGTGTGAATACCTCTTCTTCTTGAGCGCGCTTCGTCAGGACTATAAGGTTTTCCAGTAAACTTATCAACATGACCTCTAGATTTAGCATCAGCAGAAGCAGCTCTACGCTCATTCTTCTTACGATTTGCCTTGAAGTCCTTCATCGTCATGCCTTCATCAAGTTGTTCCGTAGAAGCATAAACTTCAGAATATGCCCCCATCAATCCCCAGTATTCCTTAGAGTTCATTTTTTACAAATACTTTTTTAGTTATTTATAAAAAAAAACCTCCCGATTAGGAGGTCATACGACTAAAACCTTTGACTTTCTCAAAACGGAGGACACTTTCAAATCTGTCCTCCATACCATTCTTATGAGAAATAATAAAAATGTTGGAATCTTTGATGACAAACCGAATGATTTTTAGAAAATCTTCTGTTCCAAATCCATCAAGAGAAGAGTCAAAAACCTCATCAAGTATCATGAGGTTTGTGTTCGTTGAGTTTTTGAACTTGGCAACTTCACGCCAGGCAAAGAGAAGTGCCAAGTCTATTCGTTGTTTTTCACCTTCACTAAAAGAAGAATAAGAGAAGTCTTCGTGAATGGGTGATTGTACAGTTTCATTGAACTCTTCATCTAAAGTAAAGTTGATGTAGAAATCCAACATTTGAAGATACCGATTAACCTGTTGATTGATCAACGGAAGGTACTTTTTGATAATTTTGGATTTTACACCACTGTCCTTTAGTAGGGAATAGGAAAAGTCGTGATACTGTATCAGATTCTTCTTTTCAGATAACTCATCGTATGTAAGTTGTAAGTCTTTCTTTATTTTTTCTAGTTTCTCATGCTCAGAATTTCTGTTCTTAAGTTGCTCGGTAATTGTTTGAATTTCAGATTCAAGGTTTTGGATTTGTTTTTGTAATCCGTTAATCCTAATATTGTTTTGAGAAATTCCATGTGTTAGGTCTGTTACCTCTTTTGAAAGACTAAGGAAGTGATGCTCTCGTTTTTCTTCCTCTTCAATTGCCTCCTCTAGCTCTTTATAACCAGATTGCAACTCCTTTGCTTTATTTTGAGCATCTACAATTTTATTTATTCTGAAGGTCTCTTCCAAGGATTGGGTACAGGTGGGACAAACCGTATTTTCTGTGAAGAACTTATGTTCTTTAGTGATAGTTGATACTTTCTGAGAAATCTTACCTTTCAGTTGTCCAAGTTTCTTGAGTTTGTCTGATGAACCTGAGGCTGATTTTAGTTGTTTTTCCAATAAACTGAGTTTATCAGAAATCAGAGTATTATCCTCCATGTAATTTCCAATGTCTTCCGTGAAGGATAGAATTGAAATTCTCTTGTCCTCTATTCTTTTTTTACCAAGGTTTTCCAGTTCCTCAATAAAGTTCTTTTGCATCTGAACTTTATCTTTGATGGATTCTTTCTTCAGTTCAAGAGTTCTGATTTCCTCTTTCAGAGAACGAATCTTGTCTTTGATGATGGAATTCATTGAGGAGAAGATCTTAATGTCCAAGAGATCTTCAATCACTTCCCTACGACTTGCCGAATTGAGTTGCATGAAGGGAACAAAGTTGCTGCTTCCAAGAATCACAATCTGTGTGAAGGACTTATAGTTCATCTTGAGAACTGATTGTTCCAACCACTTCTGCTGATCGACGGCTGAAGAGTTTTGATCTAAAAGAGTTCCATTGCGATAAATCTCAAAGATGTTTGGTTTGATTCCACGTCGAACTTTCCAATCAGTAGATCCAATTCTAAACTCAATCTCTACAAGACAATCCTTTTCATTTGTAGTATTGATGAGTTGTGGTTTGTTTATTTTCCTAAAACTTTTACCATAAAGAACAAAACACAAAGCATCCAACAAGGTACTCTTACCAGCACCATTATTACCTACAATTAGTGTAGTGGAGTTCTTATTGAGATCAATCTCAGTGAATTGATTACCAGTGCTGAGAAGGTTTTTGAATCTGATTTTTTCAAACAGTATCATTTTCTTGAGGGGGAATCACAATGTCATTAGGAGTAATTACAACATACTTGTGTCCATGCATTTCACAGACACCTAGTAGAAGTTCATCATCAATTTCTACTACATGCATTTCGGGATAGTCATCTTCTTCCAACATTATAGCGAACCTAGTTGCATCATCCTCTTCCTCAAAAAGATAGAGAACCTGATCTCCATCTTCATCAATTGCAGAATACGCTCCATCAGATTCTCTACCACTGACCGTCAGTATAAACATTTTACATCAATTCACAAGCTTCTTGGTATACCTCAGAGATCAACTTTTGAACAATAGATTTATCCAATTTGATTTCTGATTCCTCAACGTATCTATTCAGGATAGAAAGTGTATCTTCGGATTCAAAGGCTTCAAACTCCACATTCTCTTGAATTTGAAAGTTCTCTACGACTTTGAGTTCTGCAACATTAGAACCATACAGTTTGTCAATGTATTTTTCAAACTTTTTGGTATCTGTTTTTTTACGGACGATGACACGAACGATTTTGTTTTGATACTCTCTGGTGTCAAACGTCTGATAATCAGTATCCTCATAGTAGATGTTGTAGAACAACCTATTTGGATTATTGATTGGAGTGTGTTCTAGGGTCTCGGTATCAAAGATAGTAAATCCTCTATCATCATTCACATCGTTCCAATACATCTCATAGGGATTACCTAGATAGAAGATTTTTCCGTTGTTTGACCGAGTGTGATAATGCCCAGAATAAACTTTAGAGAACTTATCAAACAATTTACTGTCCAGACCATGATCCATGACTACTTGATTATTGACCCTAAATCCGTTGAGTTCCAAGTGGCCCATCGCGACCTTGCAAGATGTATTCCTCATCATTCTGAGAGTTTGATCTTCATTCTCAGGATTTATCCAGGGAATAAAGAGTGTTGGAAGTTGATCCAACATGACTTCTGTTGGACTTGAATACACAGTTACATTATCGTATTCACGAAGTAGAAGGTCTACCGAATTGACTTGATTTGTGTTTTTGTAGTAAGTAGTATGATTGCCTACGATTGTATGAACACGAACACCCATTGATTGGAGTTTATCATAGTAATTATTCTTAGCCCACATTAGAGCTGAGAAATCAATTCCTTTACGACTATCAAAAGTATCTCCCATGTCTACAATTGTGGTAATCCCATACTCCTCGAGCGTTGGGAAAAACACTTCATTGTAAAACTTTAGGAAATAATCATGAAAGAGTTTAGAATTCTTTCTACATCCGAAATGTTGGTCGCTTATTATACCTACTTTCATTTTGATTGTCTTCTACTATTTTCTGCAGCAGTTTTTTTTAGGTGTTGATCGTAAGTAATAACTTGGAGATTATCCGGATGGTGAAGGCCTCCGTCAAACAAAGGAACAATGTGATCTACATCATAACGTATTCCTGTAGTAGATGTCAAGTGTTGTGCTTCTTGATAAATTTCTTGTATTTTGCGGAGGTCTTCCGTAGTTATTTCTATAGGAATACTTTGTTTCAGTCTAGCGTATCTTCTCCTTGTCTTTTCAGCAGCAACTGCTTTACCACGTTCGCCTTTAGAATACTTTCTATTATTCTCTCTAAGTTTTTCTCTTCTTCTTTCTCTATTTGCTGCCCATTTTTCTTTAGTCATGTAGCCATCACAGCACCCAGATAGAAGTTTTTCAACACCCTTCTCATAATTACATGGATAACATCCATAACTACTCACATACTTTTCGTAACTACCGCAGTGTTTGCATGCAGTAGCACTAACATAAGTTTTTTTACCTTCCTCTATTGATTTTAGCCTATTAGTTCTTGAGATTGATCTCTTATTATCCATTTGTACCAAAATGTTTATTATTATTTAGATTTTACAACATTTTGGTACATTAGTCAATAACGAAGCTTCTGATGTACTGCATCTTTAATGCTATTGTAGTCTGAATGATCAGATCCGTCAATACTTCCACTCTCAAAAACCTGATCAAATCCAGTTCGTTCCAGGATCTTGTTTTTAATTTCTAATTGTTTTTTCTCTTTCTTAATTCTTCTCAGAAATGCGTAGTGAATAATCTGAGTAAAGTATGCAAATGGATTTCTGGATCTTTCTGGATTAAAATTATGAATGTATTGAACACAATTCTCAATACCATCACAAATCATGTCATCCTTGAACATGTAATTTACAAAGTTTGGTTTGAATGCTAAGTGATTGGACATCTTGAGGAAACATTCACCAACGTATCTTGGAATGGGTGGTTTAGTGTCCCATCGGGTTCCTCTGTCTGATTTAGTGGGTTCTCTACCATACTTTTGAATGAATGATAGTTCTACTTTATTTTGATAATCAATCAGTGCATTAAGAAACTCTTCATTATTAACATAATGTTCTGACCTTTTTCTTCTAGACATAACTGCAGTGGTAATCATCTATTTGTACCGTTATTATGTATTGATTATACCACCAATCTCAATGGCTTGACAAGCCTCTAAATCATGTGTAGAATACCTTTGTTAGGGTTGAAGATGAGGCTCTAGCTATTCTTAAAGAGCTTTTCTAGAATCTCCTTAGCATCATTAACATTAGATAGGTATCCCATTCTTCTAGTCATCTTTGGTTGATTATTTGAGATTCTATTCAGGTTTCTACAAAAAGATTGATAGAGAGAAATCATTTCAATGTCTTTTGATTCAGACATTGTAAGGACATCATTTATGTTAATGATGAAAAGGTCTTCAGTAGTGGTCTTTAACCATGGCTCCATTTTATATCCAGTAACATCGCCATTTCTATTGGTGATGCATTCGACAACAATTGGATTAGTAACGAGAAGGAATGTACCATCTTCTTCTTCAGTAGCAGCTACCTTAGCAAAGATTTCTTCTCCAGATTTAAGTTTTATTGTCGAATAAAAATCTTCCTCAATCATGATTTTAATTGAATGGTTGTGATTTCATAATTAAACTTCTCTTCTGAATAAATTTTAATCCTTTCAATAAGATGTCTTAGAGTATAATTTTTTCTTGAGTTAATTGTACAATCATCAGAGATGTCATAAAGAGTTGCTTTGGACTTATTTTTTCCTTTCCGAAGAACTCTTCCAATTGATTGTAAGTTTCTAATTCTAGATTTACTTGGTGAAGCAAAAATTACATTGTGAAGATTTTTAATATTGATACCAGTGCTAAAAGTGCCATAAGAAGCAACGATAATTGCATTACTCTCCCTCTCTGTGATTTCTCTAACTAATTCTCGTTCTTCAGTATCTACTCCACCATGAATAAAGAATATCTTACGATCTTCACGGTTATTGTTATTTATCAACTCATAAAGTATCTTTCCATGAGTTTCTACTCTGGAAAAAAGAACCAGAGTATTTCCACTCAAGTCAAGTGATAGATTTGTGATGAACTTATTTCTTTTTTCGTGAGAAATCAAATACTGAATTTCATCTTCATAAGTATTGAATTTTTGTGGAGGATGCTTCAAGACAATACATTGAATGTCTAGTTGAGACAGATGCCCCTGCTTCATCAACTCAGCGGTTTGAGTGACTTTGTATGATGGTCCAAAAAGACCCTCTAAGACCCATTTATGGGTCTGTGTGCCGTCTAAAGTGCCTGTGAACCCAAACCTATACTTAGCGTGATGAAGCTTGGTCATAATGGACACCAGAGACTTGCTCTTGAACAAATGTGCCTCATCACCTATGATCACATTATAATCCTCAAAGAAGCTTCTTTCCAGCTTATAGACTGATTGCCAAGTTGTAATGGTAATTGGAGCTGAATTTGATTTCTCCCTACCAGAATAAATCTGATGACAGCATGACTCAACATCCAAACCATAGTCTTGGAAATCCTTGTACATCTGACTTACGAGAGATGTCGTTGGAACAACTACAAGAATTTTTTGCCCCTTATCCATATAATAACGTACCAGGGCATAAATCATCAGGCTTTTACCTGACGCAGTTGGACTTATCAATAACTTTCGATTGTGTCGTAGGGCATCATATACTCCCTCTATTTGATACTTTCTTGGAGAATGAGAACAAATAGAGTTCATATAGTCCTTTACACCTTCATATGAAATCTCATCATTGACTTCATATGGAAGACCATAATACTTATTATTTTCAAACTCATATGTATAGTCGTGATTTCTGAGTTTGTCAATAACCTTAGGAAGAAGTCCAGTGTAGATTTCTCCAGTATGAGTGCTTAGCAACCGAATACGTCCATCCCAGTGCTTACTCCGATACTGGGGCATAAATTTCACCGACTCCGGCTCAAATGTAAAGTATTCTTGAAGTTCATAAAGAATATGAGGTTCACACTTTAACTTGATGAAAACCTCATTCTTCTTTTCAATCGTAACATCAGACATAATATAACTATCAGTTGATGTTATTTAGTTATCCCAGACCAGCGGTGAACCGAATGAACTCAATACTATTTTTTATTTGGTAAGTTCTATTCTGAATCATCTTCAAAATACTTTCCAAATAGTTCAACAGTGTATCGTAATAATCTATTTTGAGGCATGCTGAAGATAACTTCTCATCAGCATCTAGATATTTTTGTAGAGTATCTTTATCTCGTATCTTCTTTGGAAATGGATTTTCGATATACACATCTGGGTCAGCCTTTCCTGTAAAATATTCATATCTTTCATGACGAATATTTTTTCTTTGCTGCTCAGCTTTCTTTCTCAAAAGAATGATGTTATTATAAATCTGAAAATATTTTGCATGTAAAACCGGAATGTTCAGAGATTCGTTGTGAAGATTGTCAATGTCAATCTTGGAATCCTCTTCCCACATTCTTTGGATTTTGTCCAAATCAAATATCATGTAATGTATTTCCCATGTTATCTACTATATCGTAAATAGTATACTTGAAACTCACATCAGCCGTCAAATACTCAATATCACTATCTGTAGCATCAAACTGAAGGTCAGAAATAGAAATTGGAAAAATGTTTCTAAACTTGACTTGAAAGTTTGTAGTATTATTACTTGTTAGAACAAATAGAGTTGCGTCTGAATAGAGATTTAGTTGATACTTGAACTGAGTGTCCATTGCTGGATTCTCTTCCTGAAAATCATAAATCTCCTGAAGATTCTCTGGATATCCAATACCACGAATCCATCTCTGAATCTCCATGTAGTTTTCAAGGCTCTCATCTACAAGAAATCTGAGTTTCAAATCATTGAACTCTACCTTATCCCCAGGAATTGGAATATCCTTGAGATAAGTTGGTTGAGTAGAAACTCCCATATTCAATCCGGGAATATTCATGGAGTTTCCAAAGAATGAAACTTTACGAGCCCTGTTGACAATAAACTTGAATCCAACCGGAGACAAGAAGTTTCTATTCTGTATTTGATTTCTAAACGCGTTAGATACCACCATTTTTTTCTAATTATTTAGATAAAAAAAAGGGCCCTTTCGGACCCTCTGAAGAAACTGATGAATCTAAGGATTACATCAGATTTTTTATGGCGACGCGGCGATAGTAACGGTTGCTGTTGACTCTCAGACGACCCAGACCCTGGCTGGTTCCTTCCGCGAATGGGTTGGCGACAATACCATAACGGGTCT